GAATTAGAGCCTTCAGAAAGTCGGCGTTGTTCACATAATGTTTAGTACTCATATTTGCCTTATTTAACGCTTGACACGTTGGTTGGTTTAGTCATATAATTGCGGTGTTGCTGTTTCATGTTAATGTATTACACTGTTAGTTTTCTCTTCCATTACTTGTTCTAAGTTATCCAATTCGGAATGATCCATAGCACCAAGTAATCTCTCTCTCAAAATCTCATCTGAATTTTCATTAGATAACAAATACTTCTCTACTACATTCAGGTAGTAATCAACCATATCATCTTTCAATTCCAACACAGTCACAATTTCTGCAATGTCGATGCAAGCGGCATCGACTTTAATCAACTCACCAGGCAACCAAGGCATCATAGCCAAGATAGTTGCACCAGTTGGAATCCTACGAAAAACTAATTTCATAGGGTGTTGTAGTATAATAGTGTTCGACTCTATATCTTCGACAAAGGCGGAGATAATGTCATCACCTGTTGCCAATCTAAAAAGTTTAATTGATAATTCGTTGTTCATTCTTTTATATCTACGTTGTAAAATTTATATTCAAATTTCTCTTCATCGTATATTTTAACACGTTCTACGAAATGATGCAAGGTATAATTAGTATGTTTGCCTATTCTAAAATCATCTGCGATATCATATAAAACAGCTTGGTCTTTGTTATCACCTAATCGTAGTACACGACCAATAGATTGTAAGTTTCTAATTCTAGATTTAGATGGTGATGCAAATATTACATTGTGTAGATTACGAATGTTAATACCAGTAGAGAATGTACCATAAGATGCAACAATGATTGCATTAGTTTCTTTCTCTGTTACGGCACGAACGTTCTCTCGTTCTTCCACATCAGTACCACCATAAACAAAAGATATTGTCCTATCTATGTTAGAGTCTTTGATGTGTTCATATAAAAACTTACCATGTTTATCTACGTATTGAAATAATACAAGTGTATTGCCTTCTAATGATAGAGTTAGATTTTTAATAAAATCATTTCTCTTTCTACTGGCAACAATATAATCCATTTCAGCATTGTAGTCCCAATCTCTGGATTCTTTACAGACCACATCTGGATATTTTAATACAATACATTTAATTTTAAAATCAGCAGCATGTTTGTTTTCAATCAACTCTTTAGTTGTTGTTGCCTTGTGTACTGCACCAAACAAACCTTCTAGTACTAATCTGTGTGTTTGAGTACCATCTAGTGTTCCAGTACATCCAACACGCATGGATGCATTAATACAACCAGATAGTATAGTTGTCAGTGACTTTGCTTTAAACTGGTGGGCCTCATCACCTAGTACATAATCAAACTGTTCAAAGTATTCTTTCTCTCTGTTGTATATAGATTGCCACGTTGTGATAGTTAAAAACTTATCTGTGTGTTTATCTTTACCTGCATACTGTCGGTGACAATACGTATCAACATCATAACCATATGACTTGAAATCAGAATACATTTGTTCAACTAACGATGTAGTTGGTACAATTAATAAACCTTTAGAGTGATTCTGTTCTTGTATCTTAGAAAGAATCATATAAAGAATAAGAGATTTGCCTGATGCTGTTGGTGATAACAACAACATTCGTCTGTTGCGAATGGCTTTTACGAATGCATCTAATTGGTAATCACGTACCTCTAATGGCAAATTTAAAGATGTTATAAATTCTTTTGCTTCGTGTACCGAGAAGTTAGTTGTGATGTTAACTTCTTTTTCTAGTTCTAATGTGTATTCACGTTCTTCGCAAAACTTTTGAATGTATGGAACTAAACCATGATAGATATTAAATGTTCTTAAGTCTGCCAATCTAATCTTGCCGTCCCATATGCGAGACTTGTAGGCAGGAGTAAATTGGTAACCAGGAACATAGAATGTGAAATAATCACTTAACTCTTGTGCTATGTTTCTTTCACATTCAAACCTAATGTAAGCTTCATTAAGTTTCTTTAATATCAAATCTGCCATTAACCTATACCTTGTATGAACCTCTCCCAAGCAATATAGTCACGTAACTGAAATGTACGACTGTTGAGTTCTTTCATAATACTTTGGCAAACGTCAACGATTTCATCATGCATAATTTTGCTGGCAGAGAGTTTGTTTAAATCTTCGTCACTATCAAAGTATGTAGTAATGTCGGATTTCAACACAAACGGAAATGGTTCCCATCCGTATTTTTTTAATTCTTCATCATCCATTTTGCCTGTATAATATTCCCACTTTATTTTTTTATATTTGTTAAACTTAAACTCAGCTTCTTTAGATTGAAGTCGGTGCTTTGACATGATAGTCAAATACTTTGAGTGTAGTTGTGGAATATTAATCAGTTCAACATTAGGTTGTGTGCGGTCAATCTGTGCATCTTTACGCCACATTTCCAATAGTTCTTCAAGTTTAGTCATAGAGCCTCCTAGTTAGGAGTATACATTATAAATTACAGTTTGTCAATATCGTAATAGGTATATCTGAATGTGGCATCGGCAGTAATGATATTATCTGGCGTGTCGGTAGATGACATAGAGAAAGAAGAAATGCTTGTCGGGAACACTTCGTAGAATTTAAATCGGTACAATGGAATATTAGATGAAGACAATATGGTAAGTGTCGCATCAGAGTATTGTGGGCCGGTAGTTTTGCCTAAAGTTGAATATCGATTTAAATTTGCCAAGTTTTGATATTCTGAATAATCTTTAGGGAAAGTCATAGCACGAATCCAATCGTGTACTTCTTTCCATGCTTGTATTTCTTCATCAACCATAAATGTTACGTTGAGTAAATCATACATTGCTTTCTCACCAGGAATATACATGTCAACAAATGGTGTTGGTTTTGGAATTTCAGACAATGAGATTCCAGGTACCGTTGCCGTTTGGCAAAAGTACTGCATGTTTGGTAGTCGACCAAAATTTAACTCAAATTTATTTGGATGAATTAAATTTGGATTTGATGGGTTTCTTGTTAGTGCTGTCATACGTATATTTAGGCGAAAAAAAAGAGAAGGTCTTTCGACCCTCTCTTTTAAGTAACCCTCTTAACGGGGTCTCTATTACATCAAGTTCGAAATCTTGAATGCACGATAGTACAAGTTAGCTCTAGCAGTCAATGCGCCAACGCCTTGTGTAGTACCTTCAGCAAATGGATTAGCAACTAGACCGTAACGAGTCTTGAAACCAATTTTTGGTTGGAAGTTGTTTGTATCAACTGCACGAACCATTTGTAGAGGAACGTATGGGCAGTAGAAAATACCTGCGTCATATGCGTTAGAACCTTTGTAACCCATAACAGCAAACTCAGATGTGGAGTTAGCGGCAAAATATGGATCGATATACACCTTGATACGACCAAACAAAGTACCAGCAAATGTGTTACCTGTATCGTCAACTGTCAAGTTAACTTGGCTGTTCAAAGCAGATTGGTAGTCTAGAAGACCAGCCATTGCCAAAGCAGAAGCAACGTCAGATGAACAGATCATCACGTTACCTTTACCACGACGGGTTGTCTTAGCGATTGTATTGGCTTCACGTTCCAATTGGAATGCCAAACCTTTAATCTTCTCAACCATCCAGCGACCATTGGAGTCTGTATCCAAATCGAATGTACCTGCTGTAGTAGTACCAACTTGAGCACCAACTTTAGCAACAGAGTAAATCGTACGGATAACTTCACGGTTAATTTCAGCAAGAATTTCAGTTGACAAGATGTTTGCCAATTCTGTTTCTGCGTCTAGACCATGAACTGCCTTCAAGTCTTGTGCCAATTCCATTGAGTACTCTGCCTTCAAAGCACGTGACTTTGCAGTAACAGAAACTTTCTCAATTGAGAAGCCCATTTCGTTGAATGTCAAATCTTCAGCAACAGAAGTTGCCATTGCACCGCCAGTTGTAACTGTAGAAGCAAAAACGTTTTGGTTACCCAAAGCAGTGTTAGCAGCCATAGAAATAGCTGTTTGTGTCGCTTTGTCACCTGCGAAACCAGTGTTGGCTTCATTGTAGAATGCTTCGATAGCACTGTTAGTCATATCACGGTTAGTACCGTAAGTAGAACGCATTGCAAAGATCAAGCCTGTTGGGCCTGTCATTGGTTGTACGCCAGCGATATCATAAGCGATAAGGTTAGGCAAAGAACGGCGAACCAAGCTGATTAGGATTGGATCGAAACCGGCAACAGGGCCTGTTGCAGTAGAACCACCGGAATAACCTGTACCACCTAAAGAGTTAGTTGGTGCAGTTTCCATCATCATACCAGATTGCTTCTGCATTTCTTGAGCTTGATTCTCAAGAATAACAGCAGTCACAGCCTTGCGGTATGGGTCAGTAATTTTTGGTAGTTCTGGGTGGTCAATGACCGCTGCCCATTTGGTCTGAAGTTGTTCAGAAAGTAACATGTTTAATCTCCTTGATTAATTTATAGTTTGGTTTTAGAAATAGCGTTTGCAACAGATGACACATATGGGTCGGCGCTTACTGGTTTCTTAGTTTCGCCTGCGTCTTCTGCAGATACCTGTTCGTGTAGTTGCTCTTCGTCTGCCTTTTTAACGCCAGATGGGAAGTAGTTTTCACGGATTGTTTCAAGTTTATTTTGGTATTCTTCCTCTGTGGAGAATTCAACGCTCTCTGCAAGCGATTTGATTTTTTCAACTTGAGTTTCTGTTAAGCCTTCGCAAACAGAACGGGTAACTTCTTGTTTTGTAGCTTCGATTAAAGATTTCTTGTAACCGATGCTCTTTTCAATTTCTTCATTTAATTTGGACTCTAACTGTTCCACTTTAGTTGCCAACTCATCAACCAATTCTACCTTGTCTTCAGGTACATTGATGTAGTTCTCGGCAAACAATTTGTGTAGACCAGAAATAAAGTCTTCGGCTAATTCAGCACGCAAACCTGATTCGATTGCGATTGCATTTTCTTCTAGCCATTGTTCAACTACGTAGTTAACATAGTCGTCTACTTTTTCTTCTAACTGAGTACGTACAGACTCGATAGCTTCTTCAAGCATACCAGCATACTTAGCTTCAGTTTGTTCTTCGATTTGTTGAATACGGTCAATAACACGTGCTTCAAAAATTGTAGTAACTTTAGATTTGAATTCTTCGGAGATGTTTTGGTCATCGGCAAACAAAGCATCAATGTCGTCTTTGGCATTAACTTTGTACTCAGATACAACAGTACCTTCGATTTCTTCTTCTTCTCTCATTTTTAGTTGAGTGTCAGATGATGCAGCAGAAGGCTTTGTTGTAGGAGCGGTTGCGCTCTTAGCTGCCTTAGTAGCATCAATCTTGTGCGAGTCATCATCTGGCTTCGCATTCTGGGGTGTCGGTCCGCCTAGGTCGACCTCCTCACCAGGTAATTTTTGTGGTGGCATTGCTGGTGCTTTACTCTTTCCAGAGGAAAGAATTTCAGCTGCTGCTTCCATTAGTTTGTTTTTAGGCATTAGGATTCTCCTTATGATATCTTATTTATAAAATTAAAGTTTTCTGATGAAATTTTCAAACAGCTGCAATGCAACTGCTTCTAATTGTTTTTGTGGAGCATTTCGTATGGCTCTTTTAGCATTATCTATGTCCATTTCCACGAACCTTCCCTCAATGAATAGCCATTCTTTACCCTCCATAATTCCGTTAACAAATGCACCTGGAGCCGATGGATCCGCAACGATATCGGCAGCCGTAGCCAAACGCAAATCGTCTTGTACCAAGTTGTAACCTTCTCTAGTCATGGATACAGAACCCATAGCTCTAGAAGATACTCCCAAGTTAACATCATTCTCAATAAAGTTCTTAACAATATTTCCGTATGGTGTATCTAGGATCAATGCCTTACCATAAAATGAATTGCCATCTTCAGTCAAAGATACGATCTTATGGGATACTCGTTCCAAATTAAGGGTTGGTGTGTCTGGATGACCAAGTTCACCTAACGCACGGTTCGTTTTAACAAATTCTTCGTTATATCGTTTAACTTCTTTACGCAATGTATCCATCTTATACATGCGGTTATTACGATTAACTTTTTCAGCAACAAGAAAAGTACCTTCAATGTAAAGGTTCTTTTTACCTTTTTCTGTTGCTTCTGTGAGATACTTTACGCTCTCAATTCTTTCGGTAATTAGTTTCATTTTAGATACCTACTAATGGTGTTGCATAAGTTGCAGATTTAGTGACTGATAGAATTACAGTACCATCAGTGCCACTATTAGTAATATGCAAGTTAGCAGATGGTGTATTTGCCAATGAGATATCATACTGTGTCAATGGCAAATCATTTGACTGGTACATTGCAACAATTAGTGGTGCAGATGTGTTATCACCACGATAGATGCGAACCCACCCATCAGATGCAGTTATGATGTGTGCAATCGATGCAGCCGTAATAACTTCATTGCTATCTACAGCAAGTGAAGACAACGGAATGGTTGTTGCCGTATTACCAGTAAATCTGATAATTGATCGGGATCTTTTTGTGTTAATAATTTCGTATGCCATATTATTTTATTCCCATTGATTTGCGGCGGCGCATAGACATTTTTCTTTTTAATAAGACTCTGTTCATCTTTGAGCGACCTTTAGTTTTCCAATATCTTTTTAACATTCTGGCTTTGTGCAGTCTCTGTGCAGCAGGTATTCTTTTTACCGTATTACCAGATATTCTATATCCTTTAATTGCTGACCTACGTACATTACGTTGAAGAATGATTCGACCTTGTTTGTTTCTTCTGATACGTCTTTTGATTCTTTGAACCCTACCAGTTTTAACAATGTTGCCTTCATCCAATTCTTCTACTTCTTCATATACGATATGAGCAATATGAACTTTTGCCTCTGCTAATTTCTCAGAAGCAACCTCATTTAACCGTGCAAATAATTTATCTTTTGCCTCGGTTAGTTTGTTATTTACTATACTTTCAATAAACGTCATTTTGATTTACTGAAAGCAAAATCTGCAGCCTTAGTGAAGTGACCAGGTGACTTATGTACCATGTCTGCAAACTTCTTTTTATTATCATCATTTAAAGCACCATGGACTTGCGTCAATGCTGATGCTGTAAAATGGTCAACTGTTCTTGTTTCACCAGAGGCAAACTTAACTTTTTGTGCCGATTTATTGGAAACAATCTTATGTAACGTATCCATCACTGCTTCTTCCAACATCTCGCCTTGTTCTTCTGTGCCTTCGGCCTGAATAACTGGTGCCATGGAGTTATAACCCATGTACTGAGAATTGAATGGTACAGAGAATACTTTTTTAAGCTTATCGTTATAATACAATGCAACTTTAGTGCCATCAGGGAACAATCTAACTGCTCTACGTTTTAACAATAGAACAAATGGAGGATCTGATGGTGGAATTACATTGTCTTCACTCGCTTCAGTTACTTGGTCTTTTACCTTTTCAGTACCTGATTGAATTGCAATACGATGAGCTTTAACTTTTTTGCCTGATGGTCCAACTTTAAAATCGGAAGTATCAATTAAACTTTCTTCGAGTTCTTCTGATACTGCACGGCGAGCTTGACGATTGATATTTGGATTAGTGGTAATCAAATCAACCATCTTATTAAAAATATTACGCATGATTTCTCTATCTGCGTTATTAAAGTTAGGTCTTTCTTCGCCCATCTTGTCAAGAATATTATGCAAACGTTGAATCTGTGCTTTGTTACCTAAACCAGCACGTACAAGAGCATCGAACTTTGAATAGTCCTTCTTCTCTTCTTCAACAATGTTTCTTAATTCTTGTAACGATTTCATACTTCTTCTTGTTCTTCGGTTGATTCTGTTTCTTTACCGTTATACAAATTTTGTGCAATCTCAGTCTTGCGAGTTGCCAATGCTTCCATAGCACGTGCTGAGATTACATCATTCAATGCTTGTTGTGCTTCAACGGCATTACCACCGATAGAAGCGTTAATAAAGTCTTTAACATCCATAATTATTCTCCATTATTTCTTATTTATCTTACTTGATGAGTATTTATCTACTTCGGCATCCAACATCGGTGTCATAGATTCTGTCGCATCTTGGTCAGCTGTATTATCAACTGGTGGGTATTCGTCTGGTGATGTTGGTGGTTCTCCGCCTTGTTGCAACACAGAACCTCCAGTACCATCATCATCTTCTTTTTTAATCTCTTTATCCATCTCTTCAATTTGCTCTTTAGTCAATTGCAAGATGTGTCGTTTAACCCACTCGGCAGAATAATAACGGCCAACAAACGGGTCAACTTGAGTTAACAAATTAATTCTTTCACGTAACAACTCGGCATCACGCAACTCAACAAAGTTATTATCTTTTTGGAAGTCGTAATAAATGTCTTCTTTGAATTCTTCCCATTCTTCACGGGTACAAATACCTTTAAGTGTTAATTGTACACTCAAAGCTTCATCAAAGATATGTGTAAACTTGTTACGTAGTCTCTGTACAAACTTAGCAAACTTGGCTTCGTCACGTGTTACTTCAGTGCTTCTGCCAATGCCAATCATACCACCAGATTGTTGTGGTTCTAATCGTGCAATTGGAACATTCAAAGCATTCAACAGTTTGTTTCTGAAATACTTAACGTCTTCTAACTCACCAAGGTTTTGACCAGCTGGCAATGTAGTAATCTCTGTACCTTTACCACCTTCACGGCGAGGTAACCAAAAGTCTTCTAACATTGACATATGTTTACGGTCATCACGGAGTTCACCAGTCGTAGCATCGTAAACCATCTTGTTACGATACTTAACCATAACGTCACGTAGATATTGTTCAGCCTTACCTTTTGGTAAGTTACCAACGTCAATATAGAAAATGCGGCGTTCAGGTGCTCTAGACAAACGATAAATCACTACCGCATCTTCAATCATACGCAACTGGTTAAGCGGCTTAATTGCTTTATGAATATAAGAAATAACAAATGTATTCTTTGCATCCATCAAACCAGAGTTGATGTTGATAACTGCATCAGCAGCAATTCTCAATCCCTGATTAACTTGGGCAGTATATGTTTGTGTTGTAGTACCACGGTCATTGTAGACATAGTACTCAGCAATAGATTTAATAACCGATGCACCAGTTTTGGGGTCACGATCTTTTTGTACTTCTCGAACCTTACGAATTTTACGTGGGTCGATGTACCTTAATTCTTTAATGCCTTCTTTTGGATTCTTTTCATTGACGACAATGTGATAGTAAATTCTACCATCAATGTACCATCGCTTGAATAAATCATCGGCAAGATTTGCAAAGTTCAACATACGCATAACGTTGTTAAACTCCTCACGAATCTTTTTCTTAATCGATTCTGGTTGTTTCAAATTATCCATAACGATATCAAGAATCTTACCTTCCTCAGAACGAGTAATAGCTTCATTGACAATTTCGTCAATAGCCATTTCGAGTTCAGGATGATTCGACATTTCACGGTAACGTGTGATTAGTTCCAACTCATTACGAATTGAACCTTCTAAATCAACATACGTACCATAGTGTGCGTTACCTGTGATAGTAACTGCACCATCATCTATTGCATTTGTCGGTAGAGCAAAAGAAGATTCGTTCGGGTTTTGAACCTGAACGACCTCTTTGTCACCAAAAGTAAAACCAAAAAGTTTAATTGCCACTGTATAATAATCCTATATTAAGAAAGAAGAGCCTAGGCTCCTCTTTCGTCAAACCACGTTATCTTCTACGGATTCCCACCATTGATATGATAGAGTCACCGTGAATTCTTCAATTGCATCATTGGAACCCCAGTCAACATCAATTGGAGAAACGTCTGTTGGAAATAAACCAATAAACTTATATTTCTTCAATGTGTCACCGTTCTTGGCGAATTGTTTAACTTCTCCGTCAACAGTATAACTGCCTGGAGTTTGTGCCAATGGGTTACGAACGTTTAAACTGTGGCTGTTCAAGCCATTCATCCATCTTTCAAATGCATTACGCACCACAAAGTCTTCATCATTGATGATCGAAAGTGTCCAGTCAGTGAAGGTTCTGTTGCCTACAAACTTCAACTCACGGCCGAAGTATTGAACAGGCACAGTGCCAACAGTAGAACCTGGAAGTTGTGCGGTCTTACACATGAATGATAATTTCGTTTGTGCATTACCAGGTAAAGCAAATGCCGGAAAAGGCATGGTTACCTCAAAGAGGTTTGGTCTCGCACCATCACCCTGCATTTGAGAGCGGAATTCGTTAATATTAAATGCCATTTAATTTTCTCCTATCTCTCTATTTATTAGAATCGTCCAACGATTTCATTGAATGCAACACCAGTACGGACTGCAACAAAGTTTAGTTGGATGAAGTTGATGGAACGGGCTGGTTTGACATAAATGTCACCAACAAACTCATTGCGGTCGATGACTTCCGGTGTATTATTTGTAGTATCACAAACAACACGGAAGTCATAGATGCCACGTCGGCCTTGGATTTCACGTAAATACGGTTCAACCAAGTTAACAAACTGAGCACGTGTAAATTCATCGTTGAATTCAAACAACGAAGAACGTGAAGCACGAGCAACTGTTTTCTCTAGTACAATAAACAGTCTACGAACGTTAATTCTGTCCATTGCTTCTGGTCTGTTCAATAGAGTCTTATCACCGAACAATACAGTACCTTCACCTGGGAAGGTTACAACAGGGTTAATACCTGAATTGTACAATGAATCTCTTTCGGCTTTGGTTGGATTCCATGCCAACTTAACAACGTTCTTAACTTGACCTCTATTCAAACCAGCTGGTGAGAACCATGGGTCACGGTCAACGTCAGTTCTAACCAATAGACCGGCAATATCACCGTTCAATGGCAACCAACGATATATGTCATTGTACTTGTCGTATTGATATTTCCATCCACAATCCATAACTGCGTATGAAGAAGATGTGATAGTATCACGATATGTTTTAACAGTTGATGCTTCTAAACCTGAGTTATTCAACACAGCAGTTAGTGGTGGAGAAATGAACACCATGCAATCTTTGCGTGACTCGGCAATAGAAATTAGTCTGTCCGGTACTACATCATCTGCAGTTTCACCGGCCATCAATAGAGAAACATCAACAGAGTCAACATTGTTAAACAAATCATAAGATGTGTTTCTGTTACCTGCAGTTGGTGCAGTATCTTTACCTGCAGACAAGTCAAAGTTATTGACTGCCAAGCCATTGTAAGCACCAGTTGTTGCTACTTGAATAGCAGTTTGACCCCAGTTGGCACCAGTGTCAGGATGACCCATCCACCAGATGTACTTAGATTTGCTATTGATAACGTCTTTATAGTAGTTTGAAGAACCGTCTGTATTCTTAGCATCGCCTGCTTTAGAAACAAAACCAAATTTTTCAATAACTGTATTTGCTGTACCTGTAATTGCACCTGTCATGTCAACAACAACAATATGAATTTCGTCATTTGATGCTGCTGCTCTGGATGCATATGTGGATGTAGTAGGTGTTGTACTGAATTCACCTGAGTATGTCCAACCTGTTGCAACGTTGGCGTCAGCCATCGAAACACGTAGTCCATTACCTAGAGAACCTGGATACTTTGATGCCCATTGAATAGAATTGTTTCCTGCTGCAAAGTTTTGTTCATAGTTTGTTTTGTTAAGAATTCTTACAGGTGTTCCAATGTTTGTTGCGTTATTCGCTGTAGAACCTACTGAACGAACAACTCTCAAATCTGAACCATATTGTAAAAAGTTTGCTGCGGTGAAGAATGATGTTGCGGTGTTGCTGTCTGGTTTACCGAATATTTCTACTAATTGGACTTCATTACTAATTGTGATAATCTCATTCACTGGTCCCCAGTTAAAATTTCCTGCAAAACCACCAATAGTTGTTGCTGTGGAAGGCACAACTGTTGTAAGGTCAACTTCTGAAACATTCACGCCTGGTGATAATTGAAAAGCCATGGTTTAATCTCCTTTTAAGGGCTGAATTATTTTT